ATGCTGGATAAAAGCTACGCTGGACCTACGCTTATTGGGGTGAGTATGCAATTCGATGCAAGAGCGGCAAAGCTGCTCGCGGCTGGCCAACACTTTACCATTTCCGACTGCCCAGGGCTGCGACTTGAGGCTACAAAGTCGAAGAGATCGTGGATATATCGCTATAAAAGCCCGCTTGATGGGCGCATGCGGCAAACCAAGATTGGCGAGTGGCCAGCGATCTCGCTAGCGGCGGCGACGGTTGAGTGGGAGCGCCTGCGTGGCGCGCGCAGTGCCGGCATCGACCTTGCTGTCGATAAACGCGAGGTGCGAGCGCAGTCGCGCCAAGCCACGGAAGCAGAGCGTGAACGCAAGGCAAAAGCGTTGCTGACGGTGCGGCGCGTAGCGGACATGTATGTGGCTGGCCACTTATCGCGCAATCGTGGCGAAAAGGGCGTCAAGGAAGTGACGCGCATGTTTGAAACAATGCTGGGCGAATTTGGTGGCATGCCCGCCGCAGAGGTTTCTCGCTCCGATGCGTTCGACCTGATAGAGAGCTTTGCGCATATTCCCGTCCAGGCCGCCAAGCTACGAGCTGAGCTTGGTTCTGCTTGGGACTACGTCCACGATGCAGGGCGCCTGCCAGATACCGTGCCAAACTGGTGGCGCCTGATAATGCGTGGCAAGTTGCGAAGCAAGGGGCGAGTGGTGCAAGGCGTCCAGGCCGGGCCCGTCAAGCGTGTGTTGAGCGCCGAAGAGCTGGCGACCTTGATCAAGTGGTTGCCAAATTTTTCGAAGGCGGTGTGTGATGCGTTGACGCTGTACTTGTGGACTTGCACGCGCGGCTCGGAAATTATGGCCATGGAGGTGACCGAAATCAGTGAGGAGGCTGACGGGCTCTGGTGGACGATTCCAAAGGCGAAGACAAAGAATTCATGGCGTGAGCATGCTACAGATCTGCGCGTTCCGCTGGTCGGCAGGGCGGAGGTTGTGGTACGTCGTCGCATGGGGGCGGTGAAAGGAAAGTACCTTTTTGAGTCGTACGGAAAGGTGGGGTACATGGAGCAAAAATCGGTGGGTTGTGCGGTTTGGATGCATATGCCGTACAGCGAAACGAAACCGGAAGACTATCGACCACGACTGCCTGTCACGAACTGGGCGCCGCACGATCTGCGACGCAGCTGCCGCACGCAGTTAGCAATACTTGGGTGCACGGAAGAGGTTGCAGAGGCGGTGCTGGGACACATGAAGAAGGGTGTCATAGGCGTCTATAACAGGCACGCGTACGACAAAGAGCGCAGAGAGTGGCTGGGCCGGCTTAGTGCGCACCTAGAAGCTTTGTGAGATTATCCGTCCGGGTCGAGAAATGATCAGTGGACCCATCGGCCATAGGTGGAATAACTCTAAATATCAAGAATTATTTAAACATTGACTGGATAAATTTAATGTTATCGAAAAGTTATAATTAATGGGAACATCCATAGAACTCCGCATCGGTAACGTAGCTCTATCTTATGCCAAAAACTTTATGGGTCGAGATTACGGGTTCTTGTTTCAGGAATGTGATCTTTTTCGCCGTAAAACGGAAGCAATAGATTACGATTATTACGAAGAACATCCAGAAGAGGAAAATGAACTTGCCGAAGCAGAAGAGCTTTTTGCAAGAAAGCTTTCACGCGTCTTGCCTCGTCTTGAGATACTAGGCTTTACACTCGAAGCTGCACGCGCCGAGTATCAAGCGTTGGTTGAATACGCGGTTGAAGTGGCAAGCTATGTTGATGTGGAAGGAGGTAAAGAAGAATATCTCACATTTGAGGAGTTTTGTAAGTTGGCCTGCCGCTATCCGCTGGGCGATTTGAATAGCGATTATATCGACAGTGAGGCGGAAAGCCAGGGCAGGGTTTCGCAAGGGCGATTTGCAAGTGATATTGATGTATTTAATCGTATTCCCTCCACCGATAATGATTTGTATTGGTCTGAAACTAGTTTCATTTCTTCGAGAATTTGCATTTTGAGTGCGGAGTCGATGCTTCAGGTCTTTGCCCTAAATGCGGAGAATGCTGAAATTGAGGTGACATGGGAGTTCGGTCCAATAGTACACGCCGGATGGGTTCAACGTGAGGAATTTAAGCCTGGTGCGAGGAAAAATCAAAAAATTCTGCTCGCTACTGAGGGCGCCTCGGACGCACGCATCATTCGGCGCTCTCTTGATATTCTGCGGTCAGATGTGGCAGATTATTTTAATTTCGTGAATGCTGACGAACGACATCATTTTTGGGGAACCGGCAATCTCGTAAAATTCGCAGAAGGACTTTTGCGAATTGAGGTACTCAATCAGGTTTTATTTATTTTCGACAATGACGCAGAGGGTGTTGATGCGTTTCGTAAAATAGAAAAATTGAAGCTCCCCACGAACATGCGAGCGATGTTGTTACCTGATCTTGAAGAATTTGAGCGATTTTCAACTCTCGGTCCGGAAGGAGTTGGCTTTTCTGATATTAACGGCCGAGCCGCCGCAATTGAATGTTACCTCGACCTCCGATTGACTCAATATGGCCCAGCGCAGGTCACTTGGAGCAACTTCAAAAAAGACATAAATGCATGGCATGGAGTCTTAGATTTTAAGGAGACCTACTCCAAAAATTTTTATGAGCAGTCCGACGATTATTTATTAAAAGGTGTTTATGATGTATCTAAGTTGCTAAAATTACTTGATACGTTGATTTTCCAAGCAGCCTTGATAGGTCCCGTTGTCTGAGTTTCATGAAGTTTTTTCATTGAAAATCAGCTTTGCTCTAGTTTAAAAATAAATTTGTTATCGTTTCTTTTTCCAATGCTCACCTAGCCGTTGCGCCGAGAAAGCAGATTGGTCTTGGTGAGACTAACCGGTCAGTCAAGCTGATGATCTCGACCCCTCCCCCAGAGCCTGCCTTGGGGTGCTAGTTGTTTTTTTATCATTCAGTAAGTGAGGGTTTCCGAATAGGGAAATTACTATCCGGATCTAGCTGCCAGTAGCTCCCTGGTTCGGGAAGAGGCGGGGGCGAGTTTGCGAGAATAGTCAGTTTGGCACGACATCATTATTTTTGCCTACTAGTGTTTGCAGGCGGAGGGATTTCAGAAATTGGGCGTTCTTCCGCCCACTCCTCTACTTCGCGCAACAACCATGCGACACGGTTGGCAGAGAGTTGGCGTGGTTTCGGGAACACGCCTTCTCGCACCATCCGTTGGATTGTCGCTGTGGCCAGCGTCACTAGGCTGGCCACGCTGGGCAGATCAACGTAAATCGGTTTCATGATGTTTCTCATTGATAGGGATACCACCAGTAAAAACTTGCCAACGCACAGGCCAGCGATGCGAACACGATGGCGAAATGCAGGCGATAGGCATTAGGTTCGGCGCGGCCCTGGCGCCGTTTTGATGGCGTGCCAAGCGATGCATTCACCACCGCCATGTGCGCCGCGATTGCTTTGCCTTCTCGCTGCTCTACTTGGTCGGCGAGGTGCTTCTCCAATCCAAGCAGGCGACGGCGAAACGCTGCCGCCCTGTGTCGCCATTTTTCTTGCATGGTTAGGGCTGGCGGTAACGTCGGGGTATTCGTGCTGGTCTCTTCGATCAGTGCGCCGACGATCTCGGCCGGGCTGGTGGTCCATTTGAATGCCGGCCGATAGGCTGCAATCTCCTGCAGCAACTGGTGCCCAATGTTGGCCATGGCCGCTACCTGGTGATCTTCACTGGCCTTGAAATTGAGTGCGCCGGCATTGACCATCAGCCATATGTCGCAATAAGCGGTGGCTGGAGCGTTTGGCCAGGACAGGCGCTCTTGGACTTCGACTGCGTCAATACGTTCCTGGGCGGGCGTGGCCGCGATGTTCTCGCTGTTCATTGTGCTTCCTTCGCGGTGGTTGCTGATGCTGTAGCGGATGTTGGCCAGGGCCATGCTGCTGGCTTCATAGGGCTTTTGGGTTTGCGTACACGCGGCGTCGGCTTCTTGGCTTCTGGTTCTGCCTGGTCGACCGCAGCTGCGGCAGGCGGATCGATCTCGGCCATTTCTGCGCTTGCGGACAGGTTGATTTGATCTGCCAGGTCGTCTGCGTCTTCGTCGTCGCATTGCTCCGCCACAACGTGGGCTGCGCCAGGTGTGCTTGCTTCATCGGCACGCAGCCAGACTTGACCAGGCGCGTAATACCAGCCGTGGGCATTTGCAGCCTGTTCAAGGGCTTTGATCATCAGCGGGCACTCGGCGAGGATGAATTTGGTGAGATCGTTCAGGCGGCCTGGTGAGTTGACGATGAAGTTGCCCAGTTGCTGTGCCTGGACGTCCTTTAATGGAATTTCGTCCATTTCCAGCTGCAGGCGCAGGGCATCGGGATCGATGCCCTCATGCTTGGCCATTGCGTGAATTGCGGCTTGCTCGTTCTTGAATTCGTCTTCATCGAACCAGCCATCATGTTTCAGGCTATCGCCCAACAACATGTCGACCAGTAGTAGTTGAACGTCGGGCAGGCCGGCCTGGTCGATGTATGCGTGGATGCTCTCGGTGGTCGACGTGTCAAACTGATAGGTGAGCGCCTGGTCGGGCAGCTCGTGGGTGGTCAGCGCGAGCTTGGTGAATTCGCGCAGCGAGGCCAGTGAGAATCCGTTCGCGCCCTTAGCGCGCAGACGTTTGTACAGTTCGATGCGGTAGCGTTCGTCCTGCTCGGCCTGTTTTTCGGCAGCGGCCTCTTCCGCGCGCGCTTTGGCTACTTCCTCCTGTTTAGCCGGTGTGTTCGCTGCAGCTTCCTTTCTCTCCGCTATGGCGCGCACGTCGGCCATGCGTGCCGCATGAACTTCCACCGTTTCGCATGCACCAGCGTCTTCCAGCAGTTTTTGGATGAGTGCTTTGTCGTAGAAGGGCGTCAGGTCGCCATTGTCATGCTTCACATACCATGCCGGTTCAGGTAGGAGGCCGCCTTCGAGGAACGTGGTTGCATTCCCGTAGTTTTGCGTGGCAGGTGCGTTGCGGTCAAACATCCATAAGGCAGCGTCGGCTTTGACGAACAGGGTGTATTTGTCATTGGTATTTTTACGGTATCGCGTTGCCCCTTCCTCTCCTTCATAGATAGGGATGCCGCCATTGCCTGCCGCGGCAATCGCCAATGCATCGTGCGCCAGGCGCTTCTCGGCGTAGCAAGTGGGATCTGTGCAGACGTCTGCACTTTTGATGTCGCTGAATACCTCCGGTTGATTGCCGGACTTCTTAGGGCATTTGGAACATGCACCGGCCAGCGGCAGCAGGGCGGCGTCGGTCATTTTGAAGAGTGCGCGCGTCAGGTCGACCATGTAGTTTTGCTGGACGTGCCGAAGTGCAGCGCGATACGGCATAGGTTCGCCAGTGCCCTGGTAGATAGGGGCGCTGATCTCGCCGAGAGCTTTGATCTGCAGCGCTGGCACGGGAATGCGTGCGATTAGCAGCGCGGTCGATGGCGTGATCGCGTCATCGAGGAATTTCTCGCGCACCTCGGTCGTCAGGGCGCACAGTTTCAGGCGGCCATAGATGTGGCTGCGCGACTTCTTCAGTTTATCCACCAAGCGGTCTGCGGTGTAGCCCGCATTGAGCATCAGCTCCTGGAATCCTTCGGCCTCCTCCATCGGGTGTGGGTCTTCGCGCTGCAGGTTCTCCAGCAGCTGGATCTCGCGCGCCTGCAGGTCTGTAAGCTTGCGGATCATGGTTGGACCGCGCTGCAGCTCGGCGATGTTGCCGGCGCGCCAGCGGCGCTCACCGGCGACGATCTCGAAATGCTGAGGCGCGTCAGCGGTTGGCGTGACAGGGCGAATCAGGATGGGCTGGACAATTCCAACTTCCTTGATGTTGGCGGCCAGTTGCTCCAGAGCGGTCTGGTTGAACCGTTTGCGGTTGGTGTAGCTGGGGCGGATGTCGGCCCAGTCGGTGATTGCGAATACCTGCTCGTCGACCAGCTCGTCGACGACGATGCGTTTCTCGCTGCGGGCCGGGGCTTTCTTCATGCCTCCGATGGTGGGTATTACTAGGTCGCTACTCATGTGCGGCTCCTGGTTGTGGGCGGGTACGGCCCGGTTAGCGTTTAATGAAATCGAAAGGAGTGCTGCGGCCGATGGCAAGCAGCTCATGGCCTTCGGCCAACTGCGCCACCAGGGCGGCCTTAGCCTGGCGTGGCGTCATGGCGCGGCCGTCCGGGTGGGTGAAGCCGCGCAGCTCGTGGAGTGGCCTGGCCAGCACGCTGCGCACGTCGATTGCAAGGTGGACGAGTGGGGCGGTCATGCCGGCACTCGTGGCAGAGGTACGCCCAGCCTGACGCCCACGCCGGTCGGCACGATAATGTTGATCAGCCAGACGGTGTGCAACGGGTTGGGCTGCGCGGTGGCCATGACGGGCGGCTCGATCTGGTAGCCTCGCGCACGCATGACGTCGAGCAGCCGCAGCATGTCGATGCTGCGGCCACCGTCGGACGACAGGTCTGCCGGAGCGCAGCGAATGGATTTGGCTAGGTGCTGCAGGCGGGCCAGTGCGGCGGACGCGGCGAGGGCTTGGCTCAGGTGTTGATCGTGTGCCAGCGGCTTGGTGGCGGTCTTCATTGCGCTGCCTTGAGCGGCTGAACGGATACCAAGCAAGGGCCGAAAAGGTCGATCATGTTCATGATCACGGACGCAGCGTCTGCGGCGATGGCGGAAAGTGGAAGTCCATCGCAAGGCATCTGCCCAGGCATACGAACCGTGACAGTAAAGGCGTTTGAGTTTCCCATCGGCATCACCCCATCGTTGTGGTTGCTGTTTTTGATGGGATGGAGTATTACACAAGATGTGTATTCAATCAAACAAAATGTGTATTGTTTTGTGTGGTTGTGTGTTCGAGCTACATTATTACAAGCAGTTGACGAGGATAATTTCCCAAAGTGTAGGTATAAAAAAACCCGCAATATGCGGGTTTTTGATGAGTAGTTGGTCTAGGTAGCGCTGTTTACTAGATGTGATCGCTTTCCTTGCGGACGACGCGCCCGATTATGATGCAATCGCCGCCCCTGCATAATTTTCGGTGGTACTTGCGCTGATCTGGATTGTCTGAGGTGAGCCACCATTCCCCCGCATCCCGTGATAACCGCTTTACAACTGCCTGGCCTTCATAGTTGAACGCGTACACCGCGCCATCCACCATTTGCGTGTCGGCAGTATTAAGGATCACTAAATCGTCCTCATAGAGGGTTGGCTCCATGCTTTCCCCTTTTACTTTGATCGCAATCAGTCGATCAGGGGCGAAGCCATGTCGCGCAAGCCATCGAGGATCAAGGGCGACGGTGCCGCCACTATCGAACTCGGGATCTGCTTGAAACCCCGTGACCCCAGCAGATAGTCGTAGCTTTACTTTCTTGATGTGTGCGTAGGCAGGATCGCCGCGTTCGACTGCCTGGACGCGCGAGGCGCCTGTAGGGACGTCCGCACTTTCCAACCCCAAGAGTTGGTCTGTGGTGAGATCAAGAATTTTAGCGACAGACACAGCTTTTCCGCTGGGAACTCCGCGAGTTTTCCAGTTTGTAACCACGTTTGGCGAGAGTTGCAGGGCTTCGCGCAACCATTGCTGATCTTTCCCCAGTTGTACTAGTCGATTTTCCACGACTCCCCAGGGGATATTGGCCTTTTTATTCATAGACACAGAATAGTCAACACTTCACAAGGCGTGTTACACAAATTGTTTGTTGTGAATACACAAAACGTGTATTATCCATTTCCATGAACCCATTAGATAAAGCAGTTCAGCTGTGTGGCGGCCCATCCGCTCTTGCCAAGGCAATTGGCGTTAGTCCTTCGCGGCTAGGAAATTGGCGCGCGCGCGGCGTGCCAATTGAGTGCTGCTTCTCAATTGAAAGGGCAACGGGTGGCCGGGTATCGCGCAAGGATCTGCGCCCATTGGATTGGCAGAGTATCTGGCCGGAACTTGCCCCGATGGAGGCAGGGCGCGCAGGCCGTCAGCCGCCATCGCCAACAAACATTTTTGACACCGTACCGGAGCATTCCGTTGTCGGTGTCGATCCGCGAAGCAGAGTGTGAGCAGGATCAATTTTCATGTCGCAAGCGTAGCTTGACCGCGTAACAAGAACAACCACCAAGAAGAAGGAAATGTTGTGAAAATTAAAAAATCGTACCTTGCCATGATCAAGGCATTTCCTGGCGGTTGGGACGCAATTGCGGCCGCCCTGAGCATGAGCCGTAACGGACTGGAAAACCGCGTCTACGAACGCAAAGGGCAGGGCGTCACTGTGGACACTGCCTTGCAGCTGCAGGCTTTCTCCGGCACTACGCTGTTCGCTGAGGCTGTGGCCGCATCGAGCGGTGGCGCCTTCGTAAAACTACCGGAAGACATTTGCGACGGCAACGAGGCGCTGGCTAAAAAGTTCCGCGACATTTATGTCCGCCTGGGCGTCTTCGCTTCTCATTTTGAAGAGGCGACGGCAGACGAAGTGATCGATCCACGTGAGCGGGCCTGCCTTGATGCTGATATCGATGGCCTGCAGCGAGGATTGTCCGAGCTAATGGCGTTGACCATTCGCGTGTATTGTCTGCCTGATGCTGCCCAGGACGGTGCGGCATGAGCGTCTATCGTGTCCCACGCGCCGGCACGCGCCCCGATATCGCTGTGCGAAAACTGCTCCAGTTGGGCGGTCGCGCCGATTTGATCGACTGGATGCGCGCCATCGGTTGGAGCGGCACCATCACCTCGTTCGAGCGCGATATCGTCAATTCTTTGACGCGCTGCCATGTGGTGCGCATCGAGGCCGGGCAGTACGTCGTCACGCAGCGCGGCCGCGACTATGCAGGGCCGGTCGTTGGCGCCGCGACGTCGATGGCCGGGCAGGTTGCAGGGCCGCGCCACGCGCCATCCAAGGCGCCATTGTCTGCTCGGCATATGGCTCGCGCAGGCCTGGTGCGCGAAGGCGCGCTGGAGTATGCGCAGATCCCGTCCCGCTACGGTAGTCAGCGCGTTGCGCACAAGGCGAAGGTGCGTACCGCGTGACTCTCGACGATTTTGCCGCAGTCAACAGCGCGGCCATCCTTTCCATTGAATCGCTGCTGAGCTCCTGGTTCCCGAACGGCGTGCGTGAAGGTATCGAGTTCTGTATTGGTTCTTCCTCCGGCGAAGCCGGCAAATCAATGCGTATCCGGCTCGAAGGCGATAAAGCCGGCGTATGGGCTGATTTTTCCGACGACGGCGTAGCCGGCGCTGATCTCATTTCCCTCTATGCGCATATCCACAGCGTCAAGCAGGGCAAGGCGTGCGCCGACCTGGCCGCGCAGCTGGGCATCACGCTGACGCCATCCGATTTCTCCTCCCCTGGCACAACGCGCCCTATCGTTTCGGCCAAGCCGAAAAACACCCCTTGTCGCGCGCCCGCGCAAGCGGACAAAGGGGTACAGGCGGTTTCCGAGGCAAAAATAAAGACGCCCTGGAAGCCGATTTTGCCCGTCCCGGCCGATGCAGGGCCGTATCCGAAGGCGCATGTGGTGCGCGGCAAGCCCGATATGTCGTGGGAATACCGCGACCAGGGCGGCCAGCTGCTGGGCGTGATCTACCGCTTCACTACCTCGGACGGCGGCAAGGAAGTGCTGCCGTGCGTCTTCGCGCAGCACCCTGTCACGAATCACCGTGAATGGCGATGGATGTCGTTTCCGGTTCCTCGTCCTCTGTACCTGCGCAGCCCGATGCGGCCTGACCTGCCGGTACTGGTGATTGAAGGCGAGAAATGTGCCGACCGCGCGCACGACATGCTTGCCGCCGAGCTGGACGCCGTGTCTTGGGTTGGCGGCAGCAAGGCAGTGGACAAAATCGACTGGACGCCGCTGGCCGGCCGCACGGTCATTCTGTGGGCCGATGCCGACGCCAAGCGGTATAAGGAAAAGCACAAGCGTGCCGGCGAGCTGATGCCGGAAGCGGACCAGCCTGGCATGGCGGCGATGATCAAGGTTGCCGGCATATTGCGCGGCTTGGGTTGCACGGTCTTTTTCGTCGATATTCCTGCACCAGGTGAAGTTGCCGATGGCTGGGATGTGGCTGACCTGATCGATGGCGGCGCTGGCGTCGACGAGGTGATGTCTTGGGTGACGAAGCTGCGCGTCGAAGATGGCGAGCCAGAGCCTGTGGCCGAGCCAGTCGCGGCGCCGGCCAAGGCCAAGGATGGCGTGCCTGATTGGATCGACGAGCAAATGGATTCCTTGCCTGTCGATGGATCTACCCCTTTGCCAGCTGGCGCGGGCATGTCGCCTAAGCAGCTACGGGCGCAATTGATCCAGACGGCAAACGGCGGGGTCAAGGGCTGCAGGGAGAATGTGTACATGGTCATGCAGGGCGATCCGCGCCTGATCGGCCTGGTGGGTCTGGATCTGTTTTCCGGCCTGCAGGTGAAGCGACGGCCAACGCCATGGCGCAGCGAACCGGGCGAATGGACTGAGGGCGACGATTTCCACCTCGGCGTGTACCTGTCGCAGCACCATAGCCTGCTGCTGGCCGCCATCGGCGACATCGAGCGCGGTGTCGCCCAGGCCGCGCGCGAGCATGCGTTCAACCCTGTCACCGACTACATGGACCGCTGCGGCGCCATGTGGGATGGCGTGCCGCGCGTGGCTTCGGCCCTGTCGCAATACTGGGGCTGCGTCGACAGCGAATACCTGCGCCTGGTGGCTACCATGTTTTTTGTCGGCGTGGTGGTGCGTGCGTATCGCCCAGGGGTGAAGCACGACCATGCGCCCGTTTTCGAGGGTGGCCAGGGGGAGGGCAAGTCGACCGCGCTGAAGGTGTTGGGCGGCGACTGGTTTGCCGACACGCCTTTCCGCATGGGCGAAAAGGACGGCTACCTGTCGATCCAGGGCGTGCTGCTGTACGAGGTGGCCGAGCTGGAGCAGTTTAACAGGTCAGAGGTCACCGCCATCAAGGCGTTCATGTCGTCGACCGTCGACCGATTCCGCGAGCCGTACGGCCGCCGCATGAAGAACATGCCGCGCCGCTGCGCCTTTGCTGCAACGACCAATGAGGGCGAGTATTTCAAGGACACGACCGGCAACCGGCGCTTCTGGCCAGTGGCCACCGGTCGCATCGACATGGATGCCTTGATCAATGACCGCGACCAGCTGTTCGGCGAGGCGGTGGCGATGATGAACGCCGGCGTGCTGTGGTACCCGACGCGCGAGCAGCAGGACCGCCTGATCTCGCCGGAGCAGGAGAACCGCGAGATACCAGATCCGTGGCATGGCCATATCTACCGCTACCTGGAAGGCCTGGATGCCGAGGGCATACCAAAGCTGAATGGCCGTATTGATCGCGTGACCGTGCTGGACTTGCTGACGCGCGGGCTGCATTTCGAGATATCGAAGCTGGGGCCGGCCAAGCTGGAAACGATGCGTATCGGCGCGATCATGCGCAAGCTGGGCTGGAAGAAGGACCGGGAAACATCAGGGGCGCGTGAGCGCTTCTATTCGCGGCCTGTGGCGCTGGTAACGGACGCAACTGAAGCAACGCAGGAGGACGCTGATGCGCTTCCTATCTGACGTCATGGGCGATGTAGCAGCAATCGTCTGCCAGGGATCGTGGGCGCCATGTGCGCCGGCGGAAAAGGCGGATTTGCGGGCGGCATGTTCGGACATTTCGGCCAGGCTGGACCATCCGTCCAACCTCGCTAATCTAAGGTTGGACGGCCGGAACCCGCATGGAATGCGACCTCGCCAACCTCCCAGCCTCGCCAACCCGGACGCGCAAGCGCACATGCGTACGCACGCACGTATACGTGCGCGTGTGTGGCCTTTTTCCACAAACCCCTTTCCAGTCAAACCTAGAAATAGGTTGGGTAGGTTGGGAGGTTGGCAAAGCAAGCAACCATGCGGGTTTCAGCCGTCCAACCTTTTGGCCAACCTTTTACGGGGCGGACGAAATAGCAGGAGAGTGACATGAGCAACGGAAACATGAGGGAGCGGATGCCGACCGTCGCGGCCTGGATCGATGGTTTGCGTGATGCCTTCGGTAAGGACTATATCGACAGGCAGATACGGCGGGGATTGAAGGGGGGGGGCGTGTTTCACGCAGTGGAGCGCGGGTATGAGATAGGCAGGGCGCCAGTGCGAGGGGTGCGGATCGGCAAGGATGGCCGGGGCAACAGGGTCAACCTGGATGGGTGTGGCGCGGCACCAGGGGAATATGAATCAAGGAGTGGGCAAGTGGCATGGCAGGCAGCATTGGATCAGCAGGCGATTGAAAACGAGAAAAGGAGCTAGGCAATGGAAGTGAAGGCGGAAGAAGCGGTATTTGAAAACGTGGGGCAGGCGGTGCATGTGTCGTTCCTGATCATGGCCCAGGAGGCAAAGCAGGACGCTCCGTTACGGGCGGCGTTGATCAAGGCGATGGAGTCCGTGCAATTGAACGGCAGGCAGCGTTGCTGGCTGGAGCAGTTGCGCGGCACGGCGTCGGGGTCAATTAACTTCGGCGGACTGGATGGCAACGAGGTCCGCGCCCAGTGCGCCCTGGTGCTGCAGGCGGTAAAGCATCGGTTGCCAAAGACAGAAATGTGGGTGCTGCAGGCGAAGTATGGGGAGACGGATTTCGAGGATATAGATGGCAAGCGCCGCTTTGCTTTCTCGGCTGAGCGCATCGGCGCTATCAGGGGCCTTGCCGACTGGTTCAGGCCGATGTTTCCAGTGTTGAATCCGTTGGCGATCGACTGCATGCTGGGGCGTTTATTCGCCAATCACAAGCAGTTGGACATTACGGTACGCGATCTTGCCGCGTCTTTTGGCGGCAGCCGCATGACCTACCAGCGCGCGTCGAAGAAAATGCAGGATCACCTGCGGGACATGGAAGAGATTGCATTCAAGAGGCTGGCGCCGAGCTTCATGTCCCAGGGAGTAGTTGGCGTTTTTTAGCTATCGCTTGACGTGGCTGTGACAAGCCATGTATATTTCGGTCATTCTCGGAGTAACTGTATCCAAGGCAATATTTGTTAGCTGACTCTGAGACGTAAGACCAGATCAACCTCGCCAGGCGGCATGCCTCGCGGGGTTTTTTTACGCCCACGCCCATGGCCTACCAGTGGCTCGATGGTATTCGACCTGGTGGGCGTCATCAAGGAAAAGCTGGGCAGTGAATCCGGAAAAGTTATGGCATTTTCGGCGTAAGCAGCTACACAGGTTTCTCAACAGCGAAAGAGGTGATCTGTCTCGATCCGCTTAATAGCGGGGGATATATTGTTTCCTTGTGCTTGCCCACTTCGGTGGGCTTTTTTATTTGTGCAGACGTCTGCACAAGCCTGAATGGATCGGCCATGGCATTTGATATCTCGGTGCGTACCAACCTCGCTGACTTCGAGCGGGGCTTGAATGATCTCGCCAAGCGTCAGCTGCCGTATGCCACGGCGCTGGCGTTGACGTCGCTATCCAAGATGGTGGTGGTCGATGAGGTCAAGAACCTGTCGGCCAAATTGAAAAACCCGTCGCCCTTCACGCTGCGCTCGGTCAAGTCCGTTGCGGCGCGCAATGACAACCTGACGGCCAGGGTGTATGTGATGGACAAGACCGCTGCTTATCTTGAGCCATACGAGCGAGGTGGTGTGCATAAGCTGGCCGGCAAGGCGCTGCTCAATCCCAAGGACATTGCGCTCAACCAGTACGGGCAGTTGCGCAAGGGTGCGCTGGCCGCACTGAAGGGGCGCAGTGATATCTTCATCGGCCCCGTCAAGACGAAGAAGGGCATCGTCAACGGTGTCTGGCAGCGCACGGCGGCAACGGCAACGATCACGAACAAGAAGACAGGCAAGTCGCGCATCAGTTCGCGCGGCGTCAACACGTCAGGTGCGCTGAAGCTGTTGATACGCTTCGGTGATGCGCTTGCAGTCAGGACGCGGCTTGGCTACCAGGCGCGGGCAACGGCTTTGGTCAATGCCAACTTCAATGCCGAGATGGACAAAGGCATGGTCAAAGCGATGGGGTCGGCACGGCCGTGACCTGTTGGTCGACCAGGACGAAGGCCCTGCCGAAATGAGCGGGTCCTCCCTAGGGGTTTTACTCCCGAGGGCATTGCGCGCCCCGGTTTGTTTCTAGCTGAGGAATTTTATAGGCTTCCTTCCTTTTTAATTATTGGGTACCGCCATGGGAAAACTGGTCGCCAAGCGCGAGCTGTCGGAAATCATCGGCGTATCGGAGCGCACATTCAGCGAGTGGCAAAAAGAACCCGGCTTCCCGTTTGAGATCAACGGCGGGCGCGGCTCGGTCAATAGTTACGACACGGCGAAAGTCATCCAGTGGATGGTCGCCCGGGACATCGCGCGCCGCGTCGGTGAGAAACCGCGCGACCGGGTAGATCGGTTGAAGGCTGACCTGCTGGAGGTCGACCTCGCCGAGCGGCTGGGCCAGCTGGCGCCGGCCGCGCTGTTCGAGCGAGCCTGGTCGGATCACATCGTCGCGGCAAAAACAGAATTGCTCTCGCTGCCGCTGCGCTTGGTCGGCGAGATTCACGCATTGCATGGCATCACGGTCGATACCGATCTGATCCTGGTGCAGATCGAGGCCTCGCTGGCCAAGCTGGAGAGTTTTGATGTCGACGCATTCGATTCTGATGAACCCGACCCTGAAGGCGCTGATGCGGCAGACGGTGAGTACGACGATTAAAGAAGTCCAGCGGCGCTGGGCGCCGGCACCGAAAATCAGTACCCGCGCCTGGGCGCGGAAATACCGTTACCTGTCCGAGCTGGAGTCGCAGTTGCCGGGTAAGTACAACCTGGATGTGACGCCCTACCTGGCGTGGGAGAACGGGCCGCTCGATGCGATCGATGACCCTACCGTGCGCAAAGTCGTGGGGCAAAAATCGGCGCAGATTGCGTGGACGTCCGGGGTGATCGGTAACGCCCTGGCGAAGTGGGTTGATAGCGATCCGTCGCCGATCCTGGGCCTGTTCCCGAAGGAGATGGCAGCCAAAGAGTACATGGCCGAGAAGTTCGAGCCGATGGTCGACGCGACGCCCCGCTTGCGCGGCAAGATCGACCTGCGCAGCAGGAAGGCGCAGCAGCGCCAATTGTTCAAGCGGTTCCCTGGTGGCTTCCTGAAGCTGGTCGGCTCGAATTCGCCTTCCTCGGTGAAGTCGACGCCAACGCCGCGCGTGTTCGTGGAGGAGCCTGACGATTGCAACCTGAACCTGAGGGGGCAGGGGGACTCGATCAAGCTGGCCGAGGAGCGGGTCAAGACCTATGCGCGGCCGAAGCTGATCATTGGCGGCACGCCGACGATTGAGGGTGTCTCGGCTGTCGTCGCTGAAATGGAAAATTCGGACAAGCGCCGGGCGATGATCCCTTGCGGCGATTGTGGCGAAGAGCACCCGCTCGACTTCGATAACTTGCGCTGTCTGGACGACCCGCTGCAGAGCCATCCTGTATTCGGGATCAAGCTGCCGGAGACGGCGTACTACGCATGCCCGGCATGTGGCTGCGCCTGGACCGATGCACAGAAAAATCGGTATGTACGCAAGGGCCGCTGGGTTGCCACCGCACCGTTTCGCGGTGTAGCCGGCTTCTACTTCAATGAATTGATGAGCCCATTCCCAGGCTCTCGCATGGCCTTGTTGATGGAAAAATGGCTGACCGCGCTGCATGCGTTCAGCCTTGGCGATGCCGGCCCTTTGATTGCGTTTGTCAACAGCAGCAAGGGCTTGCCATACACCTACAAGGGAGACATGCCGACGATCGGCGCGCTGCAGGAGCGCGAGCTGGATTACGAGGCCAACACCGTGCCGATCGGCGGCCTGATCCTGGTCGCTGGCGTCGATATTCAGCACGACCGGATCGAGGTGGTGTTGCGGGCGTTCGGGCGTGGAGAGGAAAGTTGGCTAGTGCAGTACATCCGCATATTCGGCAATCCTGCCGTCTATGAAGATCCTGTGTGGGCTGACTTGAATACGATCCTGTATCACAAGTACCGGTCAGTGCGCGGCTACAAAATTGGCCTGTCCGCTGTCAGCTTGGATACATCGGACGGCACAACGTCCGACGCGACGTACAAGTGGGTGCGGAACAACCAGCGTAAAGGCATTCCGTTCGTGATGGCGATCAAGGGCTCCAGTTTGAAGGACTCCGAGATTTTCGCGCGGCCGGTACCGACCAAGGAAACGAACAAGCGCAACACCAAAGCCGCGAAATACGGCCTGCAGGTCTTTATCGTCGGCACGTCGCGCGCAAAGGACTTGCTGATCGGTGAAAGCGGGCGTGTCTCGCTGGACGGCAGCGGGCCTGGCCGGTTTCATACCTACAAAAACACCAGCCCGGAGTATTACACCCAGCTGCTGGAGTCTGAGGTTAAAGCGCCAATCCGGACCAGCAACGGCCATATCGTCAAGGCCTGGCAAAAGAAAGTCGGCCGCCGCAACGAGGTGCTCGATTGCGAGGTCTACGCTCTGCATGCCAGTCGCGCCGCAAAAGTCCATTTGCGCACGCCGGCGCAATGGAGCTCCCTGGAGGGGCAACTGAGCCAGGCGCCATTGTTCGATGACGATGACCTGCCGGATGTGCCGGTATTGCCGAGCGAAGGCGCGGCGCCGATCAACGGCGCCCCTGGCGCTGCGGTAGACGCGGTCTTGCCCACGGAGTCGTCCCATGTCGTGGAAGCCGTTGCTGCTCCGGAACCTGCTGCAGTGCGAGTTATATCCGTCGCCGCAGCACCGGCATTGAAAAAACGTAAACGCTTCGCGTAGGAATTCTATGAAACCATTTGACCCATCCACCAGCCTGCTGGCCGGTATGCCGACGGCCGCGCTTCAAAAGACGCTGGCCGAGGCACAGCAGGCATATATCGACCTGTCGACTGGCGCCAAGGGGGCGTCCTACTCATACACCCAGGGGGACGGCGCGCGCGCCGTGACATACACCCAGACGAATATCTCGCAGCTGATCGTGCTGATCCGGACGCTGCAGCAGCAACTGGGCATTATCAGCCGTTCACGTCGACCAATGCGGTTCCGATTCTGATGGCCGGCCCCGTCAGAATCCTCGGGCCAAACGGCCAGCCGCTACCACCGCATCGAGGTCGGGCATCGATGCTGTCCGGTGCCGGCGGCGCGCCATATGACGCCGCCGATATGTATGGCGACCACATGGCCGACTGGAATCCATACCTGGGTTCGCCTGATGGCGACCTCAATATGCACCGCGACCGGATCGTCTCGCGCGTGCGCGACATGGTGCGCAATGACGGTTGGGCATCCGGTGCCGTCACCCGCATCCTGGACAACGCGATCGGCGCTTCCTTCCGGCCGATCTTTAAGCCGGACTACGCGGCGCTGCGCGCCCACACGGGTATCAAGGAATTTGATCACGTGTGGGCCGATGAGTTCGGGCAGTGTCTGGAGGCCAGCTACCGAACCTGGGCGAACGATATCGGCCGCTACAGCGATACCCAGCGCGAAATGACAGTGGGGCAGCTGATGCGCCTGGGCTTTCGCCACAAGCTTGTTGATGGCGATGCCTTGGCCATGGTGCATTGGTTGCCTGAACGGCAGGGACCAGGCCGCGCGCGATATGCAACTGCCATCCAGATCCTGGACCCGGATCGTTTGTCGAATCCGCAACTGGTATTTGACAGCAACGAGATCCGTGGCGGCGTTGAGATTGATGCGTACGGCGCGGCGGTTGCTTATCACATCCGTCGTGCGCACCAGGGTGATTTCTTCACCGGCGCCAAGTCTGTGACGTGGGAGCGTATCGAACGGGAGACCAACTGGGGCAGGCCGATCATTATTCATGATTTTGACCATGAACGCGCTGGCCAGCACCGGGGTGTGGGCATCTTTGCGCCAGTGCTGCAGCGACTGAAAATGCTGGTCAAGTATGACAGCGCCGAGCTCGATGCATCGATCATCAACGCTATCTTTGCCGCTTACATCGAGTCGCCGTATGACCCGGCTGTTGTCGAAGAGGCGATGGGTGGCGACGACCTGAAGGATTATCAAACCCAGCGTCAGGAGTTTCATGATGATCGCCGGATCAAGCTTGGCGGCTCCCGCATGCCAATTCTGTTCCCGGGCGAGAAAATCAATGCCGTCTCGGCTACCAGGCCGAACGCCAATTTTCAGGCATTTGAGTCTGCTGTGCTGCGTAACTTCGCGGCCGGGACTGGGCTGTCAGCGCAGCAGGTCAACAACGACTGGTCGGACGTGAACTACAGCTCGGCGCGCGGCGCCATGCTGGAGGCCTGGAAAACGCTGTCGCGGCGCCGCAATGATTACGCGGTTGGTTTGGGTCAGTCGCTGGTTAGCGTATTTGCCGAGGAAGCGATGGAAGTCGACAACCTGCCGCTGCCGCGCCGTGCGCCGGAGTATCACGAATTCCGGACCGCTTACTCGCGCGCCAAATGGATGGGGCCAGGTCGCGGCATCATCGATCCGGTGAAAGAGCGGCAGGGCGCCATCCTGGGCATGGATGCAGGCCTGTCTACGCTCGAGGACGAGGCAGCGGAACTGGGCGGCGTGGATTGGCGCGAGACGCTGAACCAGCGCGCCATCGAGATCGCGCGCTTTAAAGAGCTGGGCATCAAGCTGCCGGAATGGGCGGCTGGATATGACACCACGTCTGCAACTGAAGAAGAAAAGGTCACCTGATGAAATTTGAATTTCTGGCCCAGCGGCTGTTCAACACGCCGCTGGCGATCGCGCCCGGCAAGGCCGAGGTGATCATGGCGGCGCTGGCCGACCGCCTGGGTATCAGTCAGATCGCGCGGCTGAACCCGGCGCCGCTGATGATGGAAGACGATGACGTGGTTTATTCGTCGCCTGGCCGCAATGGCCGGGCCGGCTATGAGGTGGTTGCCGGCGTGGCCATCATTGAGGTCTACGGCACGCTGGTGCAGAAACTCGGCTCGCTGCGGCCCTGGTCCGGCATGACCGGTTATGACGGCATCCGCCAGAACTTCCTGATGGCGATGAGCGATCCGGACGTGAAAGCCATCATGCTCGATATCGACAGCCCAGGTGGTGAAGTGGCCGGCTGTTTCGACCTGGTCGACGCGATCTACCGCGCGCGTGGCAAGAAACCGATCTGGTCGATCCTGAACGAGTGCGCCTATTCGGCAGCGTATGCGATCGCCAGCGCGGCCGACCGCATCACTGTGCCGCGTACTGGCGGCGTCGGCTCGATCGGCGTCATCTGGATGCACATGGACTGGTCGAAGGCCCTGACCGGCGCCGGCTTCAAGGTGACGTTCATTACCTACGGCGAGTCGAAGGCCGATGGCCACCCTGAAATACCACTGTCTCCGGAAGCGCTGGCACGTTTCCAGGGCGACATTGACATGATGGGCGAACTGTTCGTGACGACGGTAGCCCGCAACCGGAATATCTCGGCCAAGGCTGTCCGCGATACCCAAGCCGCAACGTACCTGGGAGCAGCCGGCGTGAGCCAGTCGCTTGCAGATGACGTGTTGGCTCCTGATGCAGCGTTTCGGGCATTGCTTGCCGAAATTACCTAACCTTTTTTACTGGAAATTACATGAGCAGGATTAAACAAATGGTTGCATCCCTGTCGTTCGCGCACCTGTTGGGCCAGCCAGCCGGCGCCAAGGCCGAAGACGGCGACGACGAAGATGACAAGAAGCAGCGCACCGACGAATCCGACGAAGACTATGCCAAGCGCATGGAGGAAGAGGAGGAGGAAGAGAAAAAGAAAGAAGACGCCCGTCGGGCCGAAGAAGAAGAAAAAGAAGAAAAGAAAAAGGAAGACGAAGCCAAAAAGGCTAAGAAAGCCGAAGAAGACGAAGACGAAAAGGAAAAGGCGGCGCGCGTGAACGAGCGTGCCCGCTGTGCCGCGATCTTCAAATGCGCAGCAGCTGGCACGCGGCCCGATGTGGCGGCGCACCTGGCCTTCAATACCAGCATGCCCAGCGCTGAAGCGATCAGCATGCTGGAGACCTTCGCTATCGGCGGCGCGCCGCAGCCGTCCAGCCTGGCCAGCCGCATGGCGAACGTCAAGACACCAAACGTCGGTGCCGGTGCTGCAGCTGCTCCTGCAGCTGGAAGCGATGCCGCTGTAACGGCGCAGATCATCGCGGCCGGCAAGGCTCGTCGCGGCGAAAAATAGTTTTCAACCCGTCACTTAAAGGAAGTTCAACATGAGTCTCCCCGTCAACCAGGTGGGTGGTAGTCCGCAGATCCCTGGTATTTATGCCGAAACCTTTATCCCGGATCAGCTGATCGCTGGTCGCCATCCGCTTGTTACGGACACCGTGACCGTGCTGGTGGGCCAGGTGTTCCCGCGTGGCACCGTGCTGGGCCGTATTACCGCGTCGGGCAAATATGTCGTGGCGCTCGCTGCCGCTGCCGATGGTTCCCAGAATCCGGCAGTCGTTGCTGTCGACAACGTCGACGCGACTGCCGGCGACGTGAATGCTGGTGTGTATCTCGCCGGCGAATTCAACGGTGCCGCCATGACCCTGGGTACCGGCATCACGATTGCTGCAGCGGCTGCTGCGCTGCGGCCCTTGTCGATCTATGTCAAGGGTTCGGTGTCCGCTGCCGACCCGACCTGATCGGCAATGCCCAATGAAGCCCTCTGACGAGGGCTTTTTTTTCGTCCAAATTTCTGGAGTAAATTATGTCCTTTTTGTTCAACACCAACGTCCTGATCGGCGTGGTGCCCAACCTGAAGCGCCCGCAGAAATTTCTGCTGGATCGCTTTTTCCCGAACATCGTGATGTCCGATTCCGAGTATGTCTCGATCGACGTCGATGTCGGCCTGCGTCGCATGTCGCCGTTTGTCTCGCCACTGGTGCAGGGCAAGCTGGTCGAGCAGCGTCGCCTGCAGACCAACCAGTTCAAGCCGGCTTATATCAAAGACAAACGCGCCCCTGATTTGCGCAAGCCTGTGAAGCGCATGATCGGCGAACGTATCGGCGGCGAATTGACCGGTGCCGCGCGCGAAGCGGCCAACCTCGAAGCGGAAATGTCTGACCAGGTCGACATGATCGATCGCCGCCTGGAATGGATGGCAGCCTCGGCGCTGATGAACGGCACGGTGCTGATCGTGGGCGACGGCTTCCCTGCTGTACTGGTCGACTTCGGCCGCGACCCGAGCTTGTCGATCGCGCTGACCGGCGCCGATAAATGGGACACGGCTTTCCAGGCCGTCGGCGCGAATGGCATTTACACCGCACCGTCGGACTTCATCGAAGAAAGTGGCCACAACATTTTGAAGAAGTCGGGCGGCACTGCTACCGACCTGATTTTCACGACCACGTCGTGGAAGTACTTCAAGCTGGACAGCAATGTCAAAACGTCGCTGCATTACCCGCGTTCCGGCGAAGGCAACAACGTGAATATCGGCGCGCAGGTCCAGCGCGGCGCCCAGTACAAGGGCAAATGGGGCCAGTATGATCTGTGGGTCTACAACGACTGGTACATCGATGAGAACGGTGTCGAGCGTGCCATGGTTGATGACGGCAAGGTGATCATGAGCGGCCCTGACCTGATGGGTACGCGCGCATTCGGCCAGATCCTGGACCCGGCCTTTAACTACGCGGCTTTGCCCTATGCGCCGAAGACCTGGGTGGAGAATGACCCGGCCCAGCGCCTGATCATGATGCAGTCCTCGCCGATTGTCATCCCGTCCCGTGTCAACGCCTCGCTCTGCGCAACCGTAGCAACTCCGAAAGTATTCTGATCATGGCCGCCAAAACTGAAAAAGTCGTCAAAGCGGTGGTCGCACCAGGCCGCACTGTCAAATTCGAAGGCAAGAATGTCGGGCCAGGTGGAGACGTGGCTTTGCCCGCAGATGAAGTGGAGTGGCTGCGCAAGGGCGGCTACTTGCTCGACCCTGCAGCGACCGCGCCAACCATCGCGCCGGGCCCTGCGTTCGAGAAGGAGGGTGACGACAATCCTCCGCCGGCAGAATGATCGACTGGGACCGCGTGGTGAACGGGCCGGTTATGGCCCAGTTCGGTGAGCCAGCGCAGTTCCAGCCGGCTGCAGGCGCCCCCTTCGGCATTCATGGCACGTTCCATGAAGCATACAAGTCCGTCGACCTGGTGGGCGGTACCGGCATTACAACGGAAATGCCCGCCCTGGGCGTCCGGTTGGCCGAGTTTGCGGTGCCGCCGCGCCAACGTGACCGGGTCGTGATCACCGCCACCAATCTGCATGCCGGCGGCACGTATGTCGTCAAAGAAGTGCAGTTGAATGGCGTCGGCGCCGCCATCTTGCTGCTTAACTATGCGGAGCCATGATGGTTGGTGAACTGATGCTTGCGCGCCGCCAGATTCGCCTGGCGGCGCTGGCCGCGCTGACTGGTGAACAGTTCGCTGGCGTCACAATCGATTCACCTGGTGACTGGAGCACGCCGCCAGAACTATTGCCAGCCATCTTGTTGCGTGCGCCGGACGATCGCAAGGAATCGATCGGCAAGGGCGCGCCGCAGTTCACCAGTACCTGCACGATCGAGATCGAGGCCCGCGTAGGCGAGCGAACAGGTAGCGCCGCACAGGACGCGATCGAGGCGCTTTGCTTGAGCATCGAAATGGCGCTGCTGACGAACAACGATCTGATCCGCATCATCAGCCAGGTCGTCTCGGTGGAAAGCCGGACGGAGATTTCTTCTGAGGGGCGGATTCATTTTGGTGGCGCCCGCATGCTGTTCGCATTCGAGGTGCCTGAAATGTTCGATTCTTTCGGTGCACCTGGTGCTTTGCCTGGCGAGCCGTTGACCGGCCTGCCTGTTCCTTTGCACAGTTTTGGTTTGCACCTGGATGCCGGCGCGCCTTTCGACGCCAGGGGCAACTATCCCGATTCGCGCTTTCCCGTGGCACCTGCGCCGCGCACGGCCGGCCCTGATGGCCGTGACGAGGGCGCGCTGAACATCGATTTACCTCAATAGGAGATTCCCATGTATGTAACGCCAGCGCCGGGTCTTACGATTCCGGACCCTGATTTACAGGACGTCCTGCCAGCCAATGGCCGGGAAGTGCCTGACACGCCGTACTGGCAGCGCCGCATCTTCGACCGTGATGTATCGGTCAAGGCTGCTGTCGCTGAAAAGCCACCGCGTTCGACCGGGAGCAATAAAGAATGACCATCCCATTCAAAGGCGTCCCAAACAACATCCGGGTCCCGCTGTTCTATGCGGAAGTCGACAACTCCCGCGCCAACTCGGCGCAGGCGGCGCAGCGCGCGCTGATCATCGGCCAGATCACGGCAGCGGGCACGGCGGTGCCGAACGTACCGATTATTTCCCAGGGCGCCGCTGACGCCGCTCTTGCCGGTGGCCAGGGCTCGATGCTGGCGTTGATGACAGCGGCCTATCGCCTGAACGACACGTTCGGCGAGGTCTGGTACCTGCCGCTGCTCGATGACCCAGCTGCAGGCGCCGCTACCGGCACGCTGACCTTTTCCACGCCGTCGACCGCGAGCGGTACGGTGTACGCGTACGTCGCCGGCGTGCGCTACGCGATGCCGGTCATGGCAACGCAGACGGTGGCGCAGCTGGCAACAGCGCTGGCCGCCTTGGTGAATGCTGACGGCGCCTGTCCGGTCAAGGCGGTTGCTGCTGCAGGCGTGGTGACCTTCACCGCGGTGAACAAGGGCCCATGCGGCAACGATATCGATCTGCAGCTCAATTACCAGGGTTCGCGTGGTGGGGAAGTGCTGCCGGCCGGCTTGGCTGTGGCCATCGCACCAATGGCAGGCGGCGCCACGGCGCCATCGATGGTGGCGGCGTTTGCGAACTTGGGCGACCAGACGTTTGACTTCATCGTATGCCCTTACACGGACGTGATATCGCTCGACGCGATCAAGGCGCTGATGAACGATACGACCGGCCGCTGGTCATGGAACAGCCAGCTGTATGGCCACTTTTTCGCGTCCTACAAAGGCACGTTCGGCGCCCAGGTAACACTGGGTACCGCGCGCAACGATCAGCACGGCAGCGTGATGGGCGTGAACGGCTCGCCGACACCGTCCTGGATCTGGGCGGCGGGGACGGCCGGCGCTGCGGCCGTCAGCCTGCGCAACGATCCTGCGCTGCCGCTGCAGACGGTGGCGATCCAGGGCGTGCTGCCGCCGCCGCTGCAGAGCCGCTTCCAGATGACGGACCAGAACATTTTGCTGCACTCGGGCATTTCGACCTTTTCGGTCGCCGATGACGGCACGGTGTCGATCCAGAACCTGATTACGACATACCAGAAAAACGCGTTCGGCAACTTGGATGACAGTTACCTGCAGATCGAGACCATGTTCACGCTGGCCTACGTACTGCGCGAACTGCGCACCATGGTGACCAGCAAATATGCCCGCGTGAAGCTGGCCGCCAACGGCACGCGCTTTGGCTCGGGCGCTGCGATTGTGACGCCAAACATCATCCGCGCCGACCTGATCGCCAAGTATCGCGAGCTGGAAAGCGCCGGCATCGTGCAAAACGCCGATGCGTTCAAGGCGGGCCTGGTGGTGGAGCAGAACAGTCAGAACCCGAACCGTGTCGACGTGCTGTATCCGGGCATCCTGATCAACCAGCTGCGCATCTTTGCGCTGCTTAATCAGTTCCGCCTGCAGTAAGACAACCCCAGGGCCGCTCTCCAGCGGCCCTTTTCTATAGGAGCCTGAATTGGCAGATACCACCAACCGGCTGGCAGGCGTTGCATACCTGACGGTCGACGGAACGAACTACATGCTCGCCGGCGATTTTACCTACAGCGTATCGAAGGTTTCGCGCGAGACGCTTACCGGTCAGGACCGTGTGCATGGTTATTCCGAAAAGCCTGTCGCCGGCAAGATGTCCTGCTCGGTGCGCGATGCTGGCGGCTTGAGCGTTGCCAGTTTCAACGCAATGACCAACGTAACGGTCACCGTTGAATTGGCCAACGGAAAAACGATCATCGGTCGCAACATGTGGACCGTTGAGCCTCAGGAAGTGAAAACCGCCGAGGCAATTTTCGAAGTGAAGTGGGAAGGTTTCAGCGTCGAGGAGGCGTAAAAAATGATGGATCAAGAAAATGTGAACAGTTTGGATGGTGCTGGCATTGTGGTTGAGATCGTTGACGAAAAAACGATGGAACTGCGTAAGCCGGTGACCCTGGGGCACGTCGAGTACGCCACGCTGGACCTGCGTGAGCCGACTGCAGGCGACTTGTCGAAAGCGTCGAAGGCGGGCAGTGATGTTGACGTGGCGATTGCACTGATTTCGATCGTGGCGAAAGTGCCGCGCGGCGCCATCGAGAAGCTGTGCCAGCGCGACTTCCAGGAGGCGGCTGATTTTTTAGGCAGCTTCACCGTACTTGGCCCTCCAACTGGCGCGAGGTCGTAGCCGAACTGACGAAGTACTACGGCTGGGGACCGCGCGATGCGTGGTCCCTGACGTGGACTGAGCTGGATTGGTGGAGTGAGCAAGCGCAGCGGATGGTCAAGGCGGGGGAATCAGAGTAATGGCAAATAGTTTTCAGATCATCATCACTGCCGTCGACCGGGCTACGCAGACCGTCCGGCGGATTAATGACACATTCGAGCGGCTGACCAGACCGCTGGTTTTGATCCGTCGTTCGGTCCAGCAGCTCGGCCAGGAGCTCGGTCTCGACAAGGTGGCCAAGGCCATGGGCGGCGTTGGCCGGTCCGCGCTCGATGTCGCAGGCCGTGTGCGCTCAATCGTGGCACCGATGGCTGCGGTGATTGGGGTTGGCTCGATCGCTGGCTTGCTGGCGTTGGCCACCAGTTGGGGGACGGTAGGCATGGAAGTCAGCAAAGCCGGAGCATTGATCGGCATGTCGACGTCGAACCTGATGTCCATGCGCGGTGCAGGCAAGCTGGCGGGCGTGACAGCGGAAGAGCTGACTGGCAGTTTGAAGTCAGTCGGCGACACGATGGAAGACGCGCTTTTCGGTCGGAACCAGTCTGCGCTGATGCTGCTTAATAAAATGCGTATAGGCATCCACAAGACGGCAGATGGCTCGATCGATGCCGCGCGTGGCTTCAAGGATATCGCCACCTACATTTCAGGTATTAAGAGTGCTCAAGTGCAGGGCGTTATTGCCCGCCAGTTCGGTATCGAGGCGGCCTTGCCATTGCTGCGCAAGGGCGCCAAGGGTATCGAGGAATATCAGCAGAAGGTCGCCGAGTTCGGCGGTTCTCGTACGGCTGGCTCGATCGCGGCCGCCGAGCAATTCGGGTTCAAGATGGTGTCGCTCAGTATGGCCACCGAAGGCGTAAAGATTTCCATCGGAGAGCGGCTGATCCCTGTGCTGCAGCCTTTTATTGAAAAACTGATCACCTGGGTGACGGCCAACCGCGAGCTAATCGCCACAAGGGTGACCGAATTTGTCGCGGCGTTCGCCACTTGGATCGAGCGCATCAATTTCAACGATGTGCTGAACGGGATGACCAGTTTCATTTCAGGCGTCGCCGGTGTCATCGATTCGCTCGGCGGCTGGAAAACTGCGGCGCTGCTGGTCATGGGTGTGATGGCGGGGCCGTTCCTGCTGAGCGTGGCCACCTTTGGCTCCAGCTTAGTGCGGCTGGGTGTCACCGTCATCCCGGTCTTCATCCGCGCGCTTGGGCTGATGCGCTTGGCGATGCTGGCCAACCCGATCACTGCGATTGTCCTGGCCATTGCAACGGCAGCGCTCTATTTGTACGAGAACTGGGACAAGGTCAAGAGATGGTGGAAGGGCCTATGGGGCGATATGTCGGACGATGCGGCCAAGGGCCAAAGCGATATCGCCAAATCCACGGAAAAGCTAGCCAAGGGTACGAAGGGTCTTGGCGAAAAGCAGACCGGAGGTGCATCTGGCGACTGGGGCGATCGCCCTGGAGGAGGTGCTTCAGGCGATTGGGAGGATGCTCCTGGTACGCGCTCACGCGGTCCGCGCGGAATTCGCAACAACAATCCTGGCAATCTGCGTTCCTGGGGAGAGACGCCACGTGAGGATGGCTTTGCGCGCTTTGCCACGCCCGAGGCGGGGCTTGCCGCGATGATCAAGAATTTGCAGGTCCAGCAAAGCAAGCATGGCCTGAACACGATCGCCGGCATCATCGGACGGTGGGCGCCGCCTAGCGAAAACGATACGGCTGCCTATGTCGGCAACATTTCAAAGCAGACAGGCTTTGGCGCGCACCAGCCGCTGGACCTGACTGATAAAAAGACCGTAGCACCGTTGATCTCCAGCATGATCCGGCAGGAGGGTAACAGCGCCGGGTACAGCAAAGACATGATCGAGAAGGCGGTGACCCAAGTGGTTGTCGACTTCAAAAATGCGCCGCCTGGAACGACGGCGACAGCAAATATGAAAGGTGGGGATATGGTACCTGTGCGAGTGAATCACTCCATGCCTACCCTGGCGGCGGGATGAGCATCGATGGCGCCCTCGGCGCGATTGGCTCCATTACCACCACCATTGGTAGTGCGGCCAACGTGGTCAAGCGCGTTGGCGGCGATTCGGGTGCCACTGCCGCTGGTGCAGCACCCTGGTTCTCGCAACTGCGGCCAGCATCCTTCCGGGGCGTGCCGTTTGGCGTCCTGGGCGGTTCTGGTAAGTTTGGGCGGCGCCAGGTGGTGCATGAATATCCATTCCGAGACACGGTGTGGGTCGAGGATCTGGGGCGATCTGCCCGTCACCTCAACGTTTCCGGCTTCCTGGTGGGTGACGACGCCATCGCCAAGCGCGATCGCTTGATTTCCGCGATCGAGACCGCTGGCGATGGCGACTTGATGCATCCGACGTACGGCCAACTGCGTGTCAGCGTCATGGAATTTTCAACTGAGGAACGTTGGGACCAGGGCCGCGTGTTCATGGTTAACTTCAACGTCATCGAGGCTGGTCAACGTGTTTTTCCGAGCGTGGCCACCTCGACTGGCAGCGTCGTCAAAGCGGCTGCCAAGGCCGCTGACGCCGCCAGCGCGACCGATTTTGCGTCAAAGGTCGGTGCATCACTGAAGCAGGGCGCGGTGACGGCAGCGCAGGCGGCCAGTACGGCCGCTGCCTGGGGGCGCAAGGCACAGTCGCTGGCGAACGACGCCACCAACTTGTACAACATGGTGGGTACGCTAACTGGCAGTGTCGGCCGGTATGCAAAAAGTCCTGGCATTGGGAAGTTTGCCGTTGTTGCCGGCGCGGTGGCATCCGCCGAGACGACGATCCCCAAGCTGATCGCATTGGGGTCATCGGCGCGGACATCTGTAACGAGTGCAATTGCAAAATTGACGTCGACAGGATCGGGGCTAGGATTATGAGTAATGCAACCGATTTTGCCGTTGCGGCGCAGGAGCTGGCGGCTGCTCTGCACGGTGCTGCAGTCAAGCGAGCCGATGCACTGCGCCTGCTGTCGAGCCTGGCCGATTTTTTTCCCGATGACGTGACGTCGACGTCGGTCATCGGCTCGGCGATGGCCGTGATGCAGGATGCAGCAGGAGAACTGTTCCGGCGCGCCGCCATCGTCGCGCTGGCCAGGGCCTCAGCTGAATATGAGCCAACCTCTGCGGACGATGCTGCGGCCGTCAGGCAGGCCGTCTGCGGAGCGCTGGACGCCGAGATCGTCAGCGCAGGGGATCAGGGGCAGGATGCGACGTTCAATGCCTTGCGTGCCCTGCGCGCGGCCGTCTCGCACGACCTGGCGACCCGTGGCGCCCAGTTGGCCGGCGTTGCGAGCATCGGCAGCAACCTGTCGATGCCGGCGCCGGTCGTGGCGCAGCGGCTGTACCGGAATCCGGTGCGGTCGGATGAACTGGTGTCGCAAGCGGACCCGATTCATCCGGCGTTCATGCCGACGAAGTTCAAGGCGTTGTCGTCTTAACCCGCTGGCAATGTATTGGCTGTGGTCGTAGTTGGCTTATGCCGTTCGCAGGTGCCTTCAATGTAGTCGGTGGCCACATAAAGGATATCCCTGTCGTTGACGATGACGTTACTGATCGATACCCATCCGTCAGGTGTCGCTACCCTTCCTGTCGCCACCAGCCGTACCGATGCTTCCTTAAATGAACGCCCGTATGGGCGGCTGCATCCTGCTTCCTGCATCAGTTGCCGGTTGTGGGAGAGGTTCGTTTTTTTTGCGTCAAAACCCAGTGCCTGAAAGGCATAGGCCGCTGGTTTTGGGGCCTGGCAAAAGACCGCATTGCCCGTTTTTAAATGGCACTCGGCGAAGACGCTTCCAGGTATGGCGAGCATGACGAAGCATATTAGCTTCTTCAATTTTTGTTCCATGCGTTCCCCATCTAATTAACTGATTGAAAAAAATATGGCAGATGATCTCACATTAATTGTTGGTGGTCGGAAACTGTCCGGCTGGACATCGATCCGCGTTTCGCGTGGCATCGAGCGTTGCCCGAGCGATTTTGACATCATGATGACTGAACTCTACCCAGGTGACGTCGGCGCGTTCGTAATCCGGCCTGGCGATGCGTGCCAAGTAATGCTTGGCGGCGACCTTGTCATCACCGGCTACGTCGACCGCCTGGTGCCATCGTTCAACGCCGGCCAGCATGCCTTGCGCGTGATGGGCCGCAGTAAATGCGCAGACCTGGTCGACTGTGATGCGGAGTGGCCTGGTGGTCAGATCACCGGATCGAGCGTGCTGGAGATTGCCCGCAAGCTGGCTTTACCGTACGGCGTGTCCACCACTGGTGCTGATGCATTGCCGATTACGGTGTCTACGGACGTGACCGATGCCGACCCGCCTATTCAGCAATTCAACCTGATGCTGGGCGAAAAAGCGTTCGAAATCATCGAGCGGTTGTGCCGGTATGCCGCACTGCTGGCCTATGACGATCCTGCTGGCAATTTGTTCCTGACCCGCGTTGGCACCGTCAATGCGGCCAGCGGCTTTACCCAAGGAAAGAACGTGCAGTCTGCTTCACTGGAATATTCGATGGACCAGCGATACTCCGAGATCCTGGCATTCATCCAGAATCTGGATACTTTTTCCGACGCTGGCGACGGCGGCAATCTAGTTACAAAGGTGACTGACGAAAACGTGCCGCGCCATCGCCGGAAGGTATTGATTGCGGAAAGTGGCGATAGTAACTTTACCGTACTGAAGCAGCGCGCTGCCTGGGAGCGCTCGCGTCGATCAGGCCGATCGCGGCGTCTGCAGCTCGTCACGGATGGCTGGCGAGACTCGGCCGGCAAGCTGTACCAGCCGAACACGCTAGTGCCCGTCGACTTCCCGGCGCTGAAGCTGGAGCCGACAACTTGGCTGATCAGCGATGTAACGTATAAGCGCGATGCGAATACCGGTACCACCTGCGAGCTGGTAATCATGCCGCCTGCAGCCTTCGATGTGCAGCCGATGCTGCTCTACAAAGTGCTTGCTGACGTGCCACCGGCGGCGGGGAAATGATCGCCGCCATTGAAAGACTCTACCGCTGCGCCATGCTGGCCTTCGGGCGCGGCCGCATCACTTTTGTTGACGACAGCGGCGTCGTGCAAAAGCTGCAGGTGAGGTTTGGTCCGCTGGAAATCATCGACAACATGCCTGCGCCACACGACTACGGCTATACCTGCCACCCGCCGATCGGCTCGGATGTGTTTGCCTCGTTCCTGGGCGGGAATAGGTCAAACGGCTTGGTCGTGTCGATCGGCAGCCAGGCGTACCGCATGAAGAACCTGGCGTCGGGCGAGGTCGCCATTTACGACCTCCTAGGCCAGTCGGTCCATCTGACACAGTCCGGCATCGTGATCAACAGCGCTGGCTTGCCGATCACCATCAACGGCGACATTCAGTTGAATGGTTCATTGAACGCCACGGGCGATATTGTGGCCGACGGTGTCAGCCTGGACCACCACAAGCATGGCGGCGTGCGGGTGGGTACTGATGAGTCAGGAGAGCCGGTATGAGCGACACCAGAACGATATGGATACGTGACATGGCGCGCGGCGACTGGGCGCATGAGAGCGCCAGCCTGGCCAGTGGCGACGACCTGGAAACGGCAATTTTGATCAGCTTGTTCAGCGATCGGGAGGCCAGTTCTGACGACGTCATTCCAGATGGCACAGGTGACCCACGCGGTTGGGTGGGGGACGTCGATCAGGACTACAAGATCGGCTCGCGCTTGTGGCTGTTGGAGCGTGCCAAGCAGACGCAAGAAACGCTGCGCTTGGCCAGCGATTACATCGCCGAGGCATTGCAGTGGCTGATCGATGACGGCGTGGTCGCACGGTTCGACATTACCGTCGAGTGGACGCGTGCCAGCGTTCTCGGCGCGAACCTGGTGGCTTATCAACAAAGTGGCGCCGCGAAGGCGCTTAATTTCAGCTGGGTATGGAGGACAAACTAGATGCCTTTTATTCGTCCCACATTGACGGAGCTGCGCAACCAGGTGACGCAAGACATTGCATCAGGTTTCCCTGGAGTAGATCCGCTGTTGCGGTTTTCAAACCTCAACATCACCGGCGTGGCGCAGGCGAACATGGCCAACTTGCATTACGGCTATCTCGACTGGATTGCCAAGCAAGCTGTGCCCTTTACCGCAACGGATGAATATCTGGAAGGCTGGGCGGCGCTGAAGGGTATTTATCGACAGGCAGCGACGTCGGCCAGCGGTACCGTGACGTTCAAGGGCGCACCAGGCCGAGTGATCCCGCAGGGCGCCGGCCTGGTGCGCGGTGACGGAATCCCCTACAGCACAAGCGCGGCCGTTCTCGTCGGCGCCGGCGGCACGGTTGATGTGCAGGCGGTTGCTGATCCTGACCTCACCGGCCAGGCTGGCGCGTTCGGCAATGCAGTGGTCGGCACATCGATGACGCTGGCGCAAGCCATTGAAGGCGTGCAGGCCAGCGGAATTGTCAGTGCAGCATTTACGGGTGGCTCCGATATCGAATCCAACGATAGCTTGCGCAGCCGAATGCTGCTGCGCTATCAGACGCCGCCGCGCGGTGGCGCACGCGATGATTACGTGACATGGGCCAAGGAAGTGCCGGGGGTGACCCGAGCCTGGTCCGTGGCGAACGTGCTCGGCATCGGGTCGGTCGTGGTTTATATCATGCTGGACAGGAGTCAGGCGGCGCATGGTGGCTTCCCGCAAGGTATCAACGGTGCGGCTACGGATGAGCCGCGCGGCACGGCGGCCACGGGCGACCAGTTGCGTGTTGCGGACCATATCTTGCAGCTGCAGCCGGTGACAGCGTTCGTCAACGTCGCGGCGCCGGTGGCGAATCCGGTCAATTTTATGATCCAGAATTTGCCAGTGGCGGCCCGGCCGATGGTGGCCGGCGCGATCGCTGATGTCTTTCTTCGTGATGGCGCACCTGGCAAACCTGTCCCGCTGGCGCATATCTGGTCGGCTATTTCCAGTATTTCTGGCGTCGACAGTTTCGTCATCCTGGCGCCGCTGGGTACGATCATCAATCCACCAGGTGCCTTGCCGATCGTCGGCAGCATTAACTACGCGCAAACTACATGACGGCCTCCTTTTCAGCCCACGATTACTTGGGAGCGATGCAGGCCCTGATGCCTCGCGGCAGGGTCTGGCCGCGCGATATCGATGCGAAGCAGACGCAGTTACTGCTTGCGCTTGCGCAGGTCTACGAGCGCAGCGATGGGCGATCGCGCCAGCTGCTGGTCGACGGTTTTCCGCAATCCTCCGTGGAGCTTCTACCTGAGTGGGAGGCTACCCTCGGCTTGCCCGATAGTTGCGGTGGGACGCCAGATTCGATCGCCGAGCGTCAGGCGCGCTTGGTTGTCAAGCTGCAGGAGCCTGGTGGGATGTCGAAGGGGTATTTCCTCAACCTGGCCACGGTCCTGGGTTATGCGGATGTGACGATCACTGAATTCGGCCCGACAAATTGCGGAATGACCTGCGAAATAGCGGTGATGGATGAGCAGTTCCGTTTTCTTTGGAAAGTAAATCTGCCGCATCAAGTCAACAATCGTGAGGCTTTCAGGGTTGGATCACGCTGCGACGAACGTATAGATCGCTATACATTCGGCGCCCTGGAGTGCCAGCTGATGCGTCTTAAGCCGGCGCACACGCAAGTAATTTTTACCTATAAGGAGATCGCTGATGAAGCGTATTGATGGGCTGGATGTTGCTGTGGATTTGTTCGGCCCTGGCAAACCGGGTTTTCAGGAGCAGGTGCCAGGTGTGTCACTGGCTACGGGCCTAACGGCGAAATGGTTCAATGCCGTCCAGGAATCGATTGTCCGGACGATTGAGGCTGCTGGCCTACATCTTTCTGAGGCTGATATGGGGCAATTTGTCGACGCTTTGATGGTACTGGACACTGCCGCGCGCGATGCCGCCATTGCTGCTGCTGCCGTCGACGCCACGAACAAAGCGGCAGGGGCACGCGCCACCGCGATCGCCGCTGCGGACCTTGACGCCACGAACAAGGCCAACGCGGCGCGACTTGCCGCTATTGCCGCTGCAGCCCTTGATGCCACGAACAAGGCTAACGCAGTGATCCCGAGTGGCACGCGCATGCTGTTCCAGCAAACAAACGCCCCGGTTGGCTGGACCAAGGACACCACCCACAACGACAAGGCGCTGCGTGTGGTCAGCGGTGCGGCTGAATCGGGCGGCACCGTCGATTTTAGCGTTGCCTTTGTCACAGGACGGGTTGGCGACACCACCCTGACTACTGAGCAGATCCCGTCGCATGACCATGGCACTCCTGCTTATGCGCGAGACGGATCGAGCGCCCACCTGGGCGATGGTGGCGGGAATCTCACTTTTTCCGGAGTGAAAACCGGGTCGACTGGCGGCGGCGCCCCGCACAACCATTCCATCGATCTCGCCATTAAATATGTCGACATCATCATCGCAACCAAAAACTAATATGAAACTTGAACCTGGAAAATTTTGTCCCCTCATCAAAACGGACTGTATCGGCCTGCAGTGCAGCTGGTTTACCCAGGTGCGTGGCACCAATCCGCAAAGCGGTGCTGAGGTCGACGACTGGGCCTGCGCGATTGCCTGGCTGCCGATGCTGCTGATCAATACAGCGCAAGAGGTCCGTCAAGGCGCGGCGGCTACAGAAAGTTTCCGTAACGAGATGGTGGATGCATCGGAAAAAGCACGGCAAACGCAGATTGCCATTGCGAACCTACAAGGTCTTTTGCCAGCCATCACGCTTAACCAGGAGGGCTAGGCATGGAGCGCATTAAGACAGTAAATCGTGAGGTCGACAAATTTGGGCCAGGCAAGGATGGTTTTCGCTCGGCTGTGCCGGGGGTATCCGAACCTACCTACCTATCGGCTGATTTCTTTAATGGCCTTCAGGAATCGCTGATGCGCGTGCAAGAGGAAGCCGGCTTACCACCATCTGCCGATTTTGGTCAGTTGTACCGGGCGTTAACAATTATTGGCGAGCGCTTGAATTTATTTAAGCCAGATGGCTCAGATGACTTTAGCCGTGCAATGCAAGTTAAGTTGCGGGAGTTTCCCAGCGTTGAAGATTTTCAAGCGATTGGAGACGGCGTCACGATCAATACCGCGGCGTTTGCAAAAATGGAGGCTCACGCCAGCCCAACGTTCTATGTTCCGTATGGGCATACCTACCAATCTGGCCATGCATCGCTGCGAAAAAATTATCAAGGTCCCGGCGCCGTCGTATTGACGGGCGGTATGGGTATCGCTGGCACAGCGTCACTAGCGGCAATCTGGAAGACAACCGGCCAAACTCAGATTAACGCGGGCAGGGCAGTAGGAATTCGTAGCGACGTATTTATTGGCGACTCGAACTATTTCGGGGCCGGTGTTGCGCAGAGCCAATCTTGGCTGTACCTGTTGCAGCAGATGGTCAATTCACGGTTTCCGTTTGGGCAGGGCTCATATCAAAGCGGCGGAAATCTTGACCGGCTAACTCGCAGCGGAACGATCACTGACGGGGTTTCTGGCCCATTGCGCGCGTCGCTGATTCTTCAGCCAGGTGCCCAGGTCTCGTTTACTGCTGACTATGTCGATTACCTTGCATTTTGGTTTGAGCGCAAGCCTTCGGCAGGTTCCATCATCCTGAAAAAGGGTGGTGTTGTGTTGGGTACCCGTTTTTGCATGGGCACTGCTTCTTCCAATGCATTTAGCGGGATTGACGGATTGATCGAAACCCGTGGCGGGGTGGGAGAGCTATACACATTAGAGTGTGTTGATAGCAGTGTCGAGATCAACGGTATTTTTGCATCCCATTCGATATGGGATGCCAAGAGCAACCCTGTTTTCATCCAGTCGCAGGTGCGCTCTGGCTATTCCAGCGCTGATTTTGTGTCAGCCGAGGTTATCGCAGCGATTGTGGCCCAAACCGTTTATACCAATTACTTAGCGCGGGTGTTCTTTGGACCAGGTACGAACGACATCTACAATCCGAATAAGGCAATCAGCGCCGCGCAGTACAAAGCCAATATTGCATTCACCACTGGCCAACTGACAGCCCGTGCCTCGGTAATCATCCTGGTAGTCCCCTTGCGTGCAGGGAACGGCACTTACAAACCTGTCGTGGAACCGTTTGAAAACTACCGTCAGGCTATTTACGAAGTTGCTCGGGAGTTCAATTACGATGTTCTGGACTTGAGCGAAATTGACCTGATAGCGCGAGGAGGATATCAGCCCGATATGTTGCATGCGGATGCAAGCGGTCATGGAGCCATCGCGGCCCATGTATTCAATAAATACTACGCTGACATGGTAGTGGATACTCGTCGTATAGGTATCACGCTGCTGAACGGTGCTGGTAACGCAGACACTATCTATGGTCCGCCTCTCATCGAAATGCACGTTGGTGGCGTATGCCAAGTCGAGGGCTGGATAATGGTCGCGGGCATTCCCAAAGGAACTTACATTGGCAAGCTCCCGTCCCAGTTTGCGCCACTTACCAGGAAGAGTATTGCGGGCGTGACAGTCGGCAACACTGGCCTGGCTACCCTCCTGGTCGAACCAGACGGACGCATCATGCTGTTCGATTACACCGCTGCTTCCATTACGTATGTGTCCTTAGATGGACAGTCGTACTCCTGCAAATAGTTGTTTGCAAAATCACCTTTCTAATTTCTTAATTTTCTGTAATTTCATTCCATAACTCGCTCCGGCGAGTTTTTTTATTTTTATCATCTGAAAGGTATTACATGGCATTCGAAACAACCGCCGCCGGTGGCGCATTGATTAAATTTTTTGGCCTGCCAGTTCTGGCCGGTGCTGCGGCGACCTCACTGGGATTCATGTTCATGTGGCCAAAAACTAAAAAGGAGGCTTTCACGCGATTTTTTGTGTCCACGCTCTTTTCCATTTTGTTCGGCCCCGCCCTGGTCGTCGCAGTACGCTCCTGGTGGCCCACATTGTTCGACAGCGCAAAGGACGTTGCCGCTCTGTATGGCAGTGACCCGGCGGTGGGCTTCCTGTTCATTGCCGCGCCGCTGATGGTGGCCACCGGCTTGCCTGCCTGGTGGGTGCTGGGCGCCACAGTGCGCTGGCTCGACAAGCGCAAAGACAAAGATATCGGCGAACTGGCGCGCGATGCCGCCGCCATTCTCAAGGATGTGCGGGGCGGCCTGTGAGCGCCGTGACGCTGGTCCAGCTGCAGGCGATCATGCCGCTGGCACGTGCGCGCGCGGCTGCCTTCCTGGCGCCGCTGAATGCAGCCATGACGGAATTCGGGATTACGACGCTAGCGCGCCAGGCATCGTTCCTGTCCCAGGTCGGGCACGAGTCTGGCCAGCTCGTGTATGTGCGCGAGCTGTGGGGGCCGACGCGCTCGCAGCTGCGCTACGAGCGCGACTTTACGGCGACGTGGCCGCCACGGGCGCGGACCGACCGCAACCAGTTGCCATTTGACCTTGGTAACAGCCAGGCCGGTGATGGTTCGCGCTTCCGTGGGCGCGGCCTGATCCAGGTGACCGGCCGCACCAACTATGGCGCCTGCGGCAAGGCGTTGGGCCTCGACCTGCTGGCCAAGCCCGAGCTGCTCGAGCAGGCCGTCAACGCCTGCCGCTCGGCGGGCTGGTTCTGGCAGACGAAGGGGCTGAATTCCCTTGCCGATGCTGGCGACCAGGAGCGGGTGACGCGCCGCATCAATGGCGGCACGAACGGCCTGGCCGAGCGTCTTGCCTTGTACGGGGCAGCGCGCAAGGTGCTGGCATGAGCGCGCTTGCCAAGCTTGTGGGCAAGGTGCCAGGCTGGCTTTACGGCGCCGTGCTGGTATGCGTGCTGGCCGGCGCTGGCATGGTGTATCAGCGCGCGCAGGGTGTCGCTCTGGGTGTCGCCCAGGGCCGCGCGGCCGTGCAGGTGCAGTGGGATGCTGACAAGCGGAGCAGGGCGGCAGCAGAAACGATGGCGGTGGCGCGGCGCGCTGCCGAGAACTTGGCGCAAGCCCGACAACAGGCCGCCACTGTGTTGGCCATCAGGAGAGTCTACGATGAAGAAATCAACGATGTACATGCTCGCCTTGCTGCTGCTGAGCGCATGCGCAAGCCAGCCTTCTGTGCAAGTGCTGGACCTGCCGCCCCGGCCGGAGCCGGTGGCGCCGAAGGAGGCGCTGCAGCCGATCCCGCCAGCGGGCTACTTCCTGACGCGGTGGCGCGAGATATTCAAGCCTTGATCTTGCAGACGGAGGAGGCAGCCGCGACAGGCCGCGCATGCCAGAGCTTCGTGCGTGAAAATGGCATGGCGCCATAGTAAGAATGGCTGATTGTCGCTGCGCTAACAGCAGCAATCAGCCTGTGCCTGGTGAGTCGGCTTGGATTGCCTCATGGGAGGAATTCGACTCTACCACTAGGAGGTACACATTTTGGCACTACCCATCATCCCCTGGATCGGCGGCAAACGACGCCTGGCCGACCGCATCATCCCGCAATTTCCGCCCCACACTTGCTACGTCGAGGTCTTCGCCGGCGGCGCCGCGCTGTACTTCATGCGGCCGCCGGCCGAGGTCGAGGTGCTGAACGACGTGAACGGCGAGCTGATCAATCTTTACCGCGTCGTCAAGAATCACTTGGAGGAATTCGTGCGTCAGTTCAAATGGGCGCTGTCGAGCCGCGAGGTGTTCAAGTGGCTGCAGGATACGCCTCCGCACACCCTGACGGATCTGCAACGCGCGGCCCGTTTCTTCTACCTGCAGCAGCATGCCTTCGGCGGCAAGGTCGACGGCCAGACGTGGGGCACGGCGACCACGGCGCCGCCGCTCAACCTGCTGCGTATCGAGGAGAACCTGTCGGCAGCGCACCTGCGCCTTTCTGGCGCCTACATCGAGAACCTTGATTGGTACAAGTGCATGGAGCGCTACGACCGACCGCATACGCTGTTTTACCTGGATCCGCCGTACTGGGAGACAGCAGGATATGGCGTTGAGTTTGAATTCGCCCAGTACGAGAAGATGGCCGAGCTGATGGCCCGGCTGAAGGGTAAGGCCATCTTGAGCCTGAATGACCACCCGGACATCCGGCGCGTCTTCGGGCGCTTCCAGATGGATACAACGGGTATCCATTACAACGTTGGAGGTGGTGGCAAGGCAGTGGAACGGAAGGAGTTAATCATTTATAGCTGGGACAGGGCATCAGAGCCTGCTGGGCTATTTTGAGTAGGTTGATAATTTGGTGCCAGCCGTACGGTCGGTAAAGTAGTTTGACTACTGATAAGGAGCCGGCACGTGGCCTCAAGTTTGAGCGGGAGAGTTAAAGAGGTCCATTGCTGGTTGTGATGATCGGTTAGTGAAAGCGAAGCTTTGACTGCTGTCGCGGTAACAAGGGTAAAGGAAATCTAGCATTCTGTTACGCAACTGGGTTAGAAGTATAAAGAGCAACCATAGGTTGCTCTTTATACTTGTTTTTATGCGTTATGCATATCGTCGTTCTCTTTCGAACTCGGCCTCTACAGGCTGTTCAGGCACACGCGTATCACGTAGGCCTTCCTCATCATCTGTTAACGCTGTACCTTTAACTTCAACCCACAGTTCTGGGTATTTGTCTAAAAGTTTCAACATAAGTACCAACGGTGTAGATGGGTTGGTCCTACCAGACTCGTATCGTGAAAACGCGTTGGGGCCACCGCCAAAAACAACACCCGCTTCGCGGCGATTGATCCCTAATTTTTTTCGAACATTTGTAATATATTCAGGCGGCAATATTCCTGCATTCACATGCTTATTAAATGCCAACATTGCTGCGCTAACACGTCGTGACTCTTCTAAGTCCAATACTACTTCGTCGCAATCACTACAGTAGTTGCCTTCTACGCCAGTAATCATTGTGACGTCGCCCTTGTAAGAGTAGGGCATATCGCGTTTTTCGTGCACCATGGTGCCATCACATTCTGGGCAGTTCATATCATTTCTCCTTGAAGGATACTATCCTCATATTCACAGCGCCATTGTCTAATTGCAACTTTACATAAAGAAGACCAATGGCAGTCTTAGCGTGATACACATCTTGCCATCGCGAACTATCAGTAATAACTGGCATGGTTTTGTAGAAGTCATCCATCGTCAACCCCAGCACCGTCGTGATCATGTCGTTCACGTCCATGTCTAGGGCTGCAGCTGACGCAAGGGAAGACATCGTTGTACTGACCTTTCCAGCCGCAGCAAGTGCCTGCATGGTGCCCAGCGGAGTGTGTGGTGGCAACTTCGCAGGCGGAATGCTACTTGCCACAGGAAGTGCTGCTGTCACAACGGCTGCCGCTACTGTTGGTGCTACCGCTACCGCTACAGCAGCGGCAGTTGTAGCTGCTGCTGGTGCTGTTTTATCCGGTTCTAAGTTCGGTGCTAAGTTCGGCGAGTTATTCAATATTAACCTATTTGGTGAAATTTGACAAACCGTATTCGAGTAATCGAATCGTGACAACGTTTCGGACTTCATACACGTCAGTTCTTCGGTCTACAAAGGCATTTCCGTTCGGAAACGTTCTGAATCATACTATATTTAACAACTATATTGGATAGTAAGGATGTCTTTACGGATGAAACTGCCGGATGTGATCTAAATACATCGAAGTCATGCACAAGCTAGAAGTATAAAATGGACGTGGTTTTAACCCTTTGAGGTTCGACATACATGTGCGCTGACTACACTCCCAGCCTTAACAAGCAGATCGAGGATCGCTTCGGTGTTCGATCTTCTCAACTCGATCTTCCGACCGAGGCTTGGCCCGGCTATATGGCGCCTATTCTGCGTGGTTCGCACGAGGCGCCAAGTAAGCTGGAAATCGCCCCTGCCATGTTCGGCATGGTGCCACATTGGGCGGATTTGAAGCTGGCCCGCCAGACCTATAACGCACGCACCGAGACGGTGGCCAGCAAGCCATCCTTCCGAAACGCCTGGAAGCGCAAGCAGTTCTGTATCATTCCGGCGGCCAACTTCTTCGAACCCAACTATGAAACCGGCAAGCCCGTGCGCTGGCGCATCGAGCGCGCAGACGGCGGCCCGGTGGCCATTGCTGGTATCTGGGAGTATCGGCCGGCGGATCAGCTGCTTTCGTTCTCAATGCTGACGATCAACGCCGATGGGCACCCACTGATGCAGCGCTTCCACAAGCCTGACGATGAAAAGCGTATGGTGATGATCCTGGACCCGCACCAGTATCAAGGCTGGCTGGACGGCTCGCTGGTGTCGGAAGAGGATGTTTATCGACAGTATCCCACCGACCTACTTGTCGCTCAGCCTGATCCCTTGCCCCCACGCTCAAGAGCGAAAACTGCGGCAAAGGCCGATACGGCGCCACCGGACTCACTTTTCTAGAAACAATTTTATACTTCCTGTTTCTGGCTTCGGTCGATATACTGTATAAAAACACAGTATTAGCCAGCCATGAATGCAACCTTATTAATACTTCAACCTAGCCAGCCCGGTGTATCGCAGGTGCCATTGCCGCTTGCGCAGTACCCAACCCCCAGTGCGCGGCCGGAAATTTCCCATCGGATATCCGCCGGATTTCCGTCGCCGGCTGCCGACTATACCGAAGATGGCCTGGACCTGAACGCGCTGCTGGTGCAGCACAAGGCCGCCTCGTTCTTTTTCACCGTCGAGGGCGACTCGATGCGCGACGCAGGCATACTGGATGGCGACAAGGTGGTGGTCGACCGCTCCGTCGCGCCTTTGCATGGTCACATTGTCATTGCCGTCATCGATGCCGAGTATACCCTCAAGCGCCTTTATTGCCAGCGGGGTAGGGTAGAGCTGCGCCCGGACAATCCGGCGTACAAGGCGATCTGCCTGGCCGAGGGTAGTGAACTGCAAATTTGGGGTGTGGTGACGGGCGTCGTACGCAAGCTGCGGGTGTGATATGAGCGATCCGACGAAGCAGATATTTGCGCTTGTCGACGTCAACAATATGTACGTCAGCTGTGAGCGCGCCTTCAACCCGCGCTTGCGCGACCGCCCGGTGGTTGTGCTGTCCAATAATGATGGCTGTGCCGTGGCCAGGTCGAACGAGGTGAAGGCCCTGGGCGTGCCGATGGGCGCACCCTGGTTCCAGATGCGCGACCTGGCGCGCCAGCACGGAATAGTCGGCTTATCGTCAAACTATACCTTGTACGCTGACATGAGCAACCGCATCATGACCATCCTGCGGACCTACAGTCCCAATGTCGAGGTCTACTCCATCGATGAATCGTTTCTCAGCCTGAATGGCTTGGGCGGCCTGTGGGCTTCGCCGACAGCCATGGGGCAAGATATCCGCGCCAAGGTGGCCCGGTGGACCAGTCTGCCTGTTTGTGTCGGCGTAGGCCAGTCGAAGACCTTGGCCAAGCTGGCCAATCATGTCGCAAAGAAATTCCCGCTGTTCGATAGCGTGGCCGACTTCACGACTATGTCGGCGGCGCGTACCGCCTGGCTGCTGCAGCGCATCGACGTCGGTGAGGTGTGGGGTGTGGGCCGTCGCATCGGCGCTAAGTTGCGCTCGATGGGCATTAGCACCGTGCAAGACCTGAAAGATGCGCCACCGAGCACCATGCGGGCACATTTCGGCGTCGTGCTCGAGCGCACGTGCAACGAGCTGCGTGGGATTTCCTGTCTGGAGCTGGAGGAGGTGGCGCCACCGCGCAAAGAGATTGTGTCGTCGCGCTCCTTCGGCGCCATGGTCATGACGGCGGCCGAGCTGGGCGAATCGATATCGACCTACGTCGCGCGTGCCGGCGATAAGTTGCGCGGCCAGCACTCCCTGTGCGGGGCTGTCCATGTTTTTGTGCAAACGAACCGATTCCGCGAACAAGACAAGCAATACAGCAATGGCATTACCATCCCCTTGGTGGAACCCAGTGCCGATAACCGCGTCCTGGCCGGCGCCGCACTGCATGGCCTGGCCATGATTTTTCGCGATGGCTTCAATTACAAGAAGGCCGGGATCATGCTGATGGATCTGCAGCCGGATACCAAGCGCCAGGGCATCTTGTTTGATGCTGGCCGGGACAGGGCTCAATCAGTGCGGGCGATGGCTGCCCTCGATGCGTTAAATGAGCGATTCGGACGCGACACCGTACACCTTGGATCTGCTGGCTTTGTCAGGCGCTGGGCAATGTTGTCGGAAAATCGGACGCCCCGATACACCACCAATTGGACCGAGCTGCCGAAAGTGCTGGCGAAGTAGGCGGCTTCCTCTGCTTGAGTAATTTCCCAGTCAATATGCCGGGCTCGATGTCCCGGAGGAGACGGCACTCGTTGGAAAGTTTGAAAAACCGTTGGAAAATGCAAAAAAAGGGTTACAAGCCGAAGCGTGTAACCCTTTGATTTTCCTACTCATTCTGTGCGGTGGCTGATGGGGCTCGAACCCACGACAACAGGAATCACAATCCTGCAGCGCCATAAAACTACTATGGCTGTGTATCCTTTAACGAATTAATCGCAGAGATAACTGAGTCTATAGCGGTAGAAATTTTTGGTATGAACTCAATCGCGCTTGCCGAGACAGATTTGACTGTCTGCATGATGGAGCTGAGGCGACTCATATCCGTCCCTGGCTTCTTCACCTCTTGCTCGCATTCCGTGACGAGGATCTTGAGTGCGTCTGTATTGTCAGTTTTCTCGAGTTCCTTGCTCAGTTCACGTAAAGTGAGTAAAACTGCATCTTTTTCACGACCTTGAATTGCAATACCATCGCCGCCGTTTCCGTCGGCTTGAAATCTGTCAAATGATATGTGAGTGATCCCATATCCAATCGACACGCCATTGCGTCCGTTGTTATTGGCACTACTGTTCTTAAATGAAATGTGACTGCCAGTATCGGGCTTGCTAACCTCTCGATTTTTCTTTCTTTTAGGCATTTTATTCTCCATTTGAAAGCGTACCTTTTGGCGTAGCTTTCACTAAATGAATCGCTTCTCTATAGGGAAATACGCTGTTGCATCATTGGCGTAAGCTTTTCAGCCGAATTCTTCTTTGCCGCTGCGGCGTTGATTTCTTTTGGGACGGTGGTCATGTGTTCTTTGTCGTTGGTCCGGCGGCAGGAAAGACATGCCTGCCGGGCTGTGGGTGGTGCTGTGTGCGTTCAAGGCCGCGCTGCTAGGCGAGGCTTGAGTCCAAGGCCGTCATTTTACCGCTTTCGGCGGGCGGGGCGGCGTATTGCGTGCGGATGTGAAAAAGCCGCGCCGGTGGCGCTGCCAGGCAGCACGCACCAGTAACGCATTTGACTGGCAAAGGTGCGTTCAATGGCCCAGCACCCGGCTGGGACAGCAAGTAGGGGCGGGATAGTGGTGTTTTGTGCCGGTCCTCGTTGATGTTGCAGATTTAATACGTTTGCGTCGCTATCGCCAGGCAGGCCCAAACACCAAGGATGTCTTGGCCCGAAAACTGGCAGGAAGCTTTAATCCGTCACCTGCGGCGAGGTAGCCGTGGAGTAGCGAAATTAACCCTGGCCCCAGGCGTCGCCGACGGAGCTTTCTGGATCGAATGAAAACACACGCAATTCGGTCTGGTCGCCTTCGCTGCGGGTGATCCGGACCGTCATGACAAACGACAGTTCCCAGCGACCGTTTGCATGGCCCACATCCAGGTTATGTTTCCATTCCTGGCGAATGTGCCGCAGGTCGGGCTGGGCCGGGTCCGGCGGCAGCAAATGCGATTCGAAGTCCAGCGGCAGGCTGTAGGTAGCGCCTATTGCTTGAAGGAATGGCGACGGGAGGGAATAAACAGTCGGCATTTTCGGGCCGATCTGCAGTAGTTGCGGCACGGTTACAATGGTGCAATCGATGATCTGGAAGGCGGTAAAACCACGATCCTTGGAGCCGCAACAGGTGACATCAAGGTAAACATGTTGTCCTTTCTGGAAATGCACCCCACCCATATATGGACCATGGCGCGGGTCGGCTGTCCCGTCGCATGAAGTAAAGCTATAGTCGAGCTGGTTTGTGATCTGGTCTGCATCAAAATGTACGGATAATTTCATCCAGGGGCTGACAGGCGTCATGTTCTACGATCTCTTTTCATATTGGTCATAAGTTGCTGATAGCGAGTATCTCGCCTGAGGTTCAACAGATCGGGAGCTGACTCGATCAGGTTGAGTGGGTAGCCCAGCTTTGCGGCCTCCTGCAGTGCTGCCAAGGCTGCGGTGCGGTTGCCTGTTAGTTCATGGGTCAAAGTCGCTCGGAATTGGACATCTGGCAATTGAGGGGCGATGGCAAGTGCTTTTTCCATACTCGTCAGCGCCTGCTTGGTTGCGCCTACATAGGCCGAAAACAGCGCCATGCGCGAGTTGAGTGTCGCGTCATCCGGCATGCGTGCCAGGACTGGCGTAAGCAGTTCGATGGCTCGCCGATAAGACTGCTGCGACGCCTCTTTCTGCGCGGGTATCCAGCGCTGTGCATCAGCAAGATTTGCCCATAACTGATAAAAGCCGGGATTGCCATTGCTGGGCAAGACGGCCTTTTCAAACGC